TTTGTTGATTAGTTCGAGTTTGTGATCTGGTTTTTATCTGCGAATTAGGTTGCATTACTATAAACATGTGGCCGTTGTTACAATCGACCTCGTAGACGTCTCCATTCTTGTGCACAACATTGCCCTTGCCCTTGCCCTCCAACATATCGTCCGCCCATTGACCCGTGTAACAATCGCCATTAGGCCAATTGTAGGTGCCCCGACCGTGCTTAATGCCATTGTGCCACTCGCCAACGTAAACGTCTCCATTCGCATACACATACTTGCCCTTGCCCTGTCTCATATCGTCCGCCCACCGACCAGTGTACACAACGCCCTTCGCCTTGCCATTATGCCAATAGGTGCCCTGACCGTGCTTCTTGCGGTTGTGCCATTCGCCCTCGTAGACGTCTCCACTCATAAACACCATCTTGCCCTTGCCCTCTATCACACCATCCGCGTACTGACCCGTGTACACTTGACCCTTCGCGTCACCATCCCATGTGCTGGTGCCCTGACCGTGCATCTTGTCCTTGTGCCAGTCGCCCTCGTAGACGGTTCCACTTGGGTACACATACTTGCCCTTGCCCTGCATCATATCGTCCGCCCACTGACCCGTGTAACAAGCGCCATCAGACCAAGTTAAGGTGCCCTGGCCGTGCTTCTTGTGGTTGTGCCAGTCGCCCTCGTAGACGTGTCCATTTGGGTTCACATACTTGCCCTTGCCCTGTCTCATATCGTCCGCGTACTGACCCGTGTAACAAGTGCCATCAGGCCAAGTGAAGGTGCCCTGGCCGTGCTTCTTGTTATTGTGCCACTCGCCCTCGTAGACCTGTCCATCAGCCCACGTGTAGGTGCCCTGGCCGTGCCTCTTGTCATTGTGCCACTCGCCCTCGTAGACGCCTCCATCAGGCCAAGTGAAGGTGCCCTGGCCGTGCTTCGTGTCATTGTGCCACTCGCCCTCGTAGATCCGTCCATCTGAGAACACATACTTGCCCTTGCCCTGTCTTATACCGCTTGCGAACTGACCCGTGTAACGACCGCCATCAGGCCGAGTGAAGGTGCCCTGGTCGTGCTTCGTGTCATTGTGCCACTCGCCCTCGTAGATCGGTCCATCTGGGTACACATACTTGCCGGTGTAACAAGAGTCATCCTTCTGGAAGTGGTGCTTCATGTACTTCTGAAGATTGAAGTAACCAAGCTTTAGCTTCTCGTCATCACCCTTGTAGTGGTAGTTAAGGAGCTTGGCAAGCTTAGCGTCAGCACGGAAGTAACGACAATTTCCCTTCTGCTCAAGGTTGTGCTTCTCGACGTAGCGATGGATCTCCTTGCTTACTGCGGTGCGTGCCATCTTGGTGCCGTGCTGTACGCCAAGGAAGTTAGCCATCTCGTCACTAATGCGAATAGGCTTAGTAAAACCAGAAGGCCTGCGGTCGCCACTGTTATTGCGGTAACAAGTGCCATTAGACAAAGTGAAGGTGTTCTCCCTTCTTGTCTGTGATCGTGTCTTCATAGTCATGATATTGAATACAATAAAAGTCAACTTATATGCCTCTAATTTGTAACCAAAACCATTTTCAATTTTTATGCGAGAGCATCGTCCAATCGTGTTTATCCGTTTCAACCCTGATAATTATGTAGATAAAGATGGCAAAAAAATAAGTTCTTGTTGGAAAGTAAACGGTTATGGTGTTATGCAAGTATCTAAGACTAAAATTGTAGAATGGGACCGCCTTCAAGAAAGTGAAGATACACAAAGTCAATTTACAGAAGATGAAGAACATATGATTATAGTTGAGGCAATGCAAATTTTATTGGATAAATTAGACGTGGATGAAGATGAATTTGAAGACCACGAACAACATGTAGATTGGATGAGATTCGATGACATCATAGGACACTACGTTTGTTATGTAAAATAATTTATAGTTTTGAGAAAATATATAAACACAATTCTATATACAATATTGTAAAATAAGACAATGGATAAAGACCTTCGTATCAGTGAACTTGAAGAAAGGGTAGCTCAATTAGAAGCAGAATTGCTATCTACTAAGGAGCATTTGAAACGATATACGGCTCCGGAAAGTAGAAAAGAGTATTATCAAAATAATAAAGAAGTTATCAAAGAACGTGTCAAAAAACATCAAGAAGAAACGAACTATAAGGCTAATTACAAACCTACTGCTGAACAAAAACAGAAATGGGCTCGGGCCGCATATTTAAAAAAGAAGGAGAAATTAGCTCAAGAGAAGAAGGAGAATATTTAGGATTATATAGTTATTTTATAAAAAACTATATAAAAAGAAATCTACGTATAATATATCAAGATGACAAAATGTTCGGCAATTGATAGAAATTTGAAAGGTTGCCGATGCAATGCTATAAATGATACCAGTTTTTGTAAAAAACACGATTATATGGTTGATTATACTGAAGAAATGTTGTCAAATTTACAGATTTGTTCGGGTTGTAAAAAGTCATATTATATACCAGATGGTAAGACTTGCTCGTCTTGTCGTAATAGAGGAAAACAAAATAAACAAATATCCCGCGAAAACGTCATACTATGTGCTAACGATAAATGCGTATTCAAGCGTTCAGAAGAGAATAAATACTGTCAAAAACACCAAATTTGTATATTTGTTGATGAAACCGTGGCTATAGGTAAAAAAATATGTAAAAATTATGTTCGGGGTTGTCGTTCTCAACTTGATTTGGAATATCAATATATTCGGTGTCAATCTTGTTTAGAAAAAGAAAGAGAACAGGAACGCAATCGTAGGGAAAACGCAAAAGGTACTACACATACGGATACACATCAAACTTGTTCTACTTGTTGTCAAGAATTCGAAAATTGTTTATTTGTTGGCGTGAATGGTGGAAATACCAAAACTTGTAAAAATTGTAGAGAGCGTAACCATATTCAAGACCAAAAACGCGATAAAGAACATCGTAATGAATTAGCTCGTATTGCCGAAAAGAAACCTGAACGTAAAGAAGTAAAACAACAATGGAACGAAAATAATTATGAAAAGGTTGCTATGAAGAGTATGAATTACCGACAACGACAAATAGAAACAGATGTAGAAGAGTATTTGAATAAAAACGCGGAAAACGCAAAACAATGGAGGGAAAATAACCCAGAAAAAAATAAAGAAAATAATAAATCGCGATTAGAAAATATCAAAATACATTATTCTAATTACATTCGGTGTGCGGGAGACAAAAACTTGGATTTTGAAATATCTCAGGAAGAATTCAATAAAATTGTAAAGGAACCGTGTCATTATTGCAACATTATTCAAGAACGCGGTTTCAATGGCATTGACCGATTGGATTCAAATGCTGGTTATGTAATGGATAATTGTGTGAGTTGCTGTAAGACGTGTAATTTTATGAAATGTTCGTTGTCTGCTGACGTATTTCTAAAACGCATAGAACACATTTTAACATATAATAACAAAATTAATGGACGTTATTTTTCTGAAGAGTTTTGTGATACTGATGCAAGAAGTTATAATGAATATAAAAAACGTGCAAACACCAAATTATTACCATTTGAATTAACAAAAGAAGAATATGATATAATTATAAATTCACAATGTTATTTATGTGGTAGAAAATCATATGAAGGGTGTAAAAATGGCATTGACCGCCTTGATAATAAGTTGGGGTATACAATGAATAATGTAAAATCGTGTTGTGGTAGTTGTAATTATATTAAAAAAGATATGGAACTCACCGAATTATTTAACAAAATGACTGAAATATTTTTGAAATGTAAAATTAAAGTGGAAACAACCACGATTATATGTAAAACACATAAACCATCAAAAAATATTGTAAAAAATATAAACAAAAAAACTTCTGATAAGAAACGCGAAGATGCTCGTCTTAGAAAACAAAAACAACGAGAAGCATTAAAATCAAAATATGGAGATGAAGAATACAAAAAAAAGAAAGCAAAAGAGATTGCTGATTACAGGAAATCAAAGAAAGAAACTAACAATTAGATTGCGTTTTGTATAATAAAAACATTATAGTTTTTATTATAATTTTTATGGAGATTCAAAAACAACAGGGTAATTGATTAACTATTTTACATTTTTTATTTATTTTTTGTGTTTTATAATTTTTATTTTGTTTTTGTGGGAAAACCCTTTTTATTAAAATACTTTGTAGGTCACAGTTGTAACCGGACACGATACAAGTAACGTAACTAATTACTATACGCTACACCTGCCATGCCGGACATAACACGGAGGACGTTGTAGTTAACAGCGTAGACACGGACCTTGGCAGTGGCAGTGCCGGACACAGCACCGGCGGAAAGCACGAGCTGAAGGACGGCATTGTCAATGCGGGAGAAGTTGCATGAACCAGAAGGCTGGTGCTCCTCGGGGCGAAGACCGAAGGAGTACACGTTGATACCGGAGTCAGGGGCACGGGTGTGGTGCTGGAAAGGCTGGACGGTATCGAAGTAGGAGCCCTCACGCTCGGAGAAGCGGTCCTGACCGTTAAGCTGGAGCTTGGCAGTCACGACAGGGTTCTCACCCCAGCAGTGCATGTCAAGGGCAGTCTCGGCAAGGACGAAAGAACCGGCATCGGAAAGACCCTGTGCGCCAGTGGCATCAGGGTTAGCAGCATTACCAACACCAGACTCAGTCATATCAGTAAGCTCCTTGTCAACACCACCGTATGCGGCAATGTCGTTGGGAAGGGAGTCAATGGCATCAGTGTAGTTGAAAGGCTGGGCTCCGTGAGTGGAGTTGAGGGTGGTACCGTCAATCAAAGAATCACAGTAGTCAACGTTGGCATCGGGCTGGACGACCCAGATAAGCTCCTTGCAGGGGTGGTTGAAGTTGAGCTTGATCTTGTTGGAGGAAGAACCGACAGACTCGTCACCAGTGAACTGGACCTGCTCGATGAGGTACTCGTGGGGGTTCTGTGCCATCTTTCTGCGCTCATCGGTATCAAGGAAGATATAGTCAACGTAGAGAGAAGCGGCAACAAGAGATTGCTGGTAAGCCTGGGTGGCACTGGCATTACCGTCCATGGCGAAAAGACACTCACCAATAGGGCGGAAGTCAATGTTGATCTTGACCTCGTGGTATTGAAGGGCAATCAGAGGAAGGGCAAGTCCGGGGTTGCGGCAAAACCAGAACTGAAGGGGCACGTAAAGAGTGGTCTCAGGAAGGGCGTTGCGGGGAGCACACACCTGGTTGGGGGCACTGGAAGCGGCACAGGGTCCGGCAATGTCAGCGCGAAGGGATTCGGTCATGTAGGTAAGCTGGGTGGTGTGACCGATCATCTTGTGGTAACCAGACTCTTGCTCCTTGGAAAGGGTAAGTTGGTTCCAGATGTGCATCCAGTCACCGTACTGACGGTCAATGCGTTGACCACCAACCTCGACCTCAACCTGGGCGATGAGCTGCTCACCAATGAAATCTAACCAACGAGCACCACAAGCGTTGTTTGCGCCCATGTTCTTGTTGATCTCAGGGAGAGTCACCTGAAGGTAGGTGCGGTAAGCAAGGTCACCGTTACGGCTGATGGTACAGGTGACACGGCGACCGAAATCGGCTTGACCGGAGAAGGTCTGCTCGATGGACTCCATGGCAAAGTTGGTGTGGCGTCTGTAGGACACCTTCCAGAAAGTAATCTCAGGGGTTCCGGTAAGGAAAACGTCTTGTGCGCCGTAGGCGACTAATTGCATTAAACCTCCAGCCATTGTATGGAATTTATATATTCTACAAAGAAAAAAATCTGGGAAAAAATCGCATTAATTCAATTAAAAAAAATATTATTGCTAAAAATACAAGAATAATGATAAATAAATGCTCTAATTATTAGCAATAATCACAAAAACATAAGTTTATAGTCAATTCGTTAAATTACAATTGTAATTTTTTAACTACAGTTGTAAATGTCCTAAATATATTTGTATCACTTGATAAATCTTCACAATATGGCGGTATAATATACACTACTCCGGATTTCGAGATTTGCCGCTTATTCCCAGCGCACATGAACTATTCGTCAATAAAAACTTCTCTAAATAGTCTTCTTGGAATATTTCCCGTTTATTTTCATGTTTTTTCGTGAAAATATAAGAATCATTTGATTTACGGATACTCCATCCTTCTTCTAAAGCATTTGTTAGAAACATCATTTTTTGAAAGACCGGTTTTTCTATTTTTATATTTCGAGGTAAATCTAATAAAGTGGTTTCAATGTTCTTAGTATCCATATTCATATCTATATCTATATCCATATACACATTAGAAATACCATTTTCTCCTATTATTTACGAATTTATCGTGTGTAAGTGTATACCAAGTATGACGGAACAATATATGATTCCAACAAAACACGCATTTACATGTGAGGAGCATAAAATCCATGAAAACGAAGTTCCGCTATCTCCAGCGAGATACACTTGTAAAAAATGTAAAAAAAAGAAAGTTCCTGGATATAGTAATCCAGACCACGTATGTAACCCTTTCGGCTATTTGTATTTAGCCCCCCGAATATGTCTAGACTGTGCTACAAAAACGAAAAAATGTATGTGGTGCTAAAAATTGATTGATGTACGTTAGGTAATTATACACTATATCCAATTCGCCACTATGATTTATTACATTATCGCAGCATACACATTAGCTACATTATGGTTTTCTACACATTGTAGAGATTGTTATTTTTCAAAAACACGTTATATTGTCATAGAAGAACACAATCATAGTTTACCTATTATCAAGCCAATACCTACACATATTACTAACACTATTCAATATTATGACACATGTCCCATTGTGTTGTAATATATGCGATTCATTCATTTTTCATATCTGTATTCTCGTGTGTTACTACTTCTTAGTTGCACGGCGTGTATTTTTTTTTGCTCCCCCCTTTGTTCTCTTGGTCTTTCTACGTTTTTTTGATTTCTTGCCGCCTCCAAATAAAGTAGGTGAGTATATTGCGGTCGTTGCTGAAGGACCAAAATAACCAGCTATAGTATTAGGTCTAACTGAATCAGGTTTTAAAAACTTCATATCCAACATTGCCCTAAATCCGGAAGGTCTATCTCCCATTGCACCTATACGAATATTAGTAGGGTTATAATTAGTTGCAGTTCTATATCCTGCATCTATAAATACACTATTTTCTTCTTGTGCTCTATCACCTTTGCCTTTTCGTGATGCTATTGATATTAATTGATTAAAATTTTCTTTAAATAAATCTTGAAAAACACCATCAATCGGTTGTGATTTATCTTGATTATATCGCGTATTCCATAAGTTCATAATTTTGGTCGATAAAGCATTCATTGTATTTGATGCTGACAATAGTTCTTTACCATCTTTAAGATAAAATTTTTCATGATATGGTTCTGCTTTAATACGATCTACCAAGTAATCAAATTCTAAACTTACCCGATTTTTATCGTGTTTGATAAATGTTCTATAATAATTAGGTGTATTCGTTTGAATAGTAATATCAACTGTGCTTGGAAATTCGTTATTCGTGGTGATTATTTGTTTCATAGTACAACTACCAAGACCACCCATTGCATCTATATACTGAGGAGTAGAACATACAGCATTTTGTAAAAAATTAGAATCTGAATATCGGGATTTTTTAATTGCGTTATTAATAATACTAATGTCAGAATTGTTAAATTGTGAAATAAAGTCTGTAGGAGACAATTGTTTATAATTAGTTGTCTCATTCTCATTTTTCCATAAACCCGAAATATTAATTATGGTGTCAAATAACTTAGTATCTATACCAGATACATTATCACCATTTGAAATACCATTTATTATGTATGTTTGCTGATTAAAAATCGTATTGTTACCTTCTATATCGAGCCCATCGGGATAAATTACCTTACTATCCTTATCTGAAAGCCCCATATAGAACAAACCATTAAACGCTACTTCGCTACATAATAAGTTAATCACAGATTTCATTTGAGGAGATGGGCGTGTACCGGACTCTTCTGACTCACTTTGTTTTGAGAACTGCCTGTTTACATCTTGGTTAAAATTAAAAATATGAGCGTCAATTTGTTCTTGTATACCTTGATTGGTTTTTATTACGGTATCATATCGTCGAGTGCCGGGAGCTGGTTCTTGTTTTATAGTACTATTTAATTTTGTTAAACGTTTTATTAGTTGGTTTCTCTTTACTGTCATTGTTTTTAAATTTGGGTCAATTTGTAATAGGTTGGTTTCATTAAAAGCTCCACCTAACATTCTTTTTTTTATTTTTTTTCTAAAATCAGTTTGTTTGTTGGGTAATGGACACATTTCATTTAACATAGTATTAACATTTTTAACAAATGTGTCAGATAATTTTACTATAAAGTCATATTTATTCACCTTTGGATTAATTTGCGGACAATGAATCACAATCAACAAATATTTCATCAGTATTTGTTTTAAATAATGGCTATTTAAAATAGCATACTCGTTTGTATATTCACGTTGTAAAAAGAAGGTATAAGTACCTTTTATTATTTGATGAACGGTTTTATTTACAAATTTTAAATATTCTACGTTTAGTTCATTGTTTTCATCACCGACCATATTTAATGCTTCGTATATTTCTGTGGATTTTATACCACGTAGGTTATCATTTTCTACCTCATCATTTATAATCGCATCTAATACGTTTTGTATATTGTCATTTTGAACTATAACAGGACGAACAACCTGTTTGTTAGGTGCTTCAAATACGGTTTGCATTTGAGGTTCGTATGGCTCATATGATAAATTTGGACCGGTTAATGGACCGGCTACTAATGTAGCACCATCACCATCACCGCCAGTATGTGTTTTACCTTTACCTGTTTGTTGTAGTTGTAGTATACGCCTTTTTTTAATATCAGCTATAGTGGTTGATTGCATACCCATTACACGAAAAGTTGTTTGTTCTATATATTGATATATAGGTTGAATTAACCCTATCATATGTATATTATCATACGAATAGACAATCAGTATTGACTGTAATAGCGCATTTATCCCTGCATTCGTTGTTAATGTCGCATTTATTGTTTTTTCATCTTGCAACATGGTACGTATATCACTTAGATTTTGGGCGGTTACTGAACGCGTAATTGGTTGTCTTACATCAACTGAAAATGTATCTGCGTTAAAATCTTTTACATTTTCGGACAGAAAACTTATAATTTCTGGTGAATATTCATATTCAGATATATCCATGAACTTACTGTCAGGTGCATTAAAAAATGTCTTTTTTTCATTTATTTCTGCTTGTATATCATCTTCGTCTACTCCCAAACTACGAAGGTCTGTCTCCAATCGTTTAATCTCTACCTCCAAATCACGGTTGCGTTTGGTCTGTTCGGCTTTCGCTTTCTGTTTTTCTTCTGGAGTTTTTCGAATAACTCCAGTTTTGGCCGAACCCGATGGTATTTTCCTACCATTACCAACGCTTGTCGTTTTTCCTTGAAAAATATCTTGACTAATTTCTTCTAAAGATTTGATTCGATTTAATGAACTAATCGCACCGTAATCATGAATAAAATCGTGTATTAGTAATGACAACATCATCAATCTGAAATATTTATCATCTTGATATTCAATGGTAGGCATAATATTATATATATATTCCTACTATAAAAACTAACATAAAAACACCCATATAAAGTATTATATCTGGTTTAATGAGAGGCGAGTCTAAAAAACGGCAACTCAAACAATTGAAAACTATACATACAATTGACGAAAAGCACTCGGAACTAACAGAATATTATGATAAGATAGAGAATGATACTATTCCCCAGTTACAACGAGAAAAGGAGGAATTGAGAAAAATAATGCCTACTTTACGTTCAGAACAAGTCGATGAGTATATGAATATAAAAGACAAAATTAAGGACATACATGAGCGAATAAAGAAACTTAAACAAGAGAAGAAGAAGTATTTACTGGATAATTCTAAATTCATTTTTGACTACTTCGAACAAAAACAGCAAATTTCTTCAAGTACAGACGAATATGGAAGCACCGACGCATTAAACAATTTTTTCAAAATTAAACCAGATGCGACTACTGCCAACGACGGCTCTATTAATAGATATACCCAATCCAAAATCAATACACAACAGTATTGGCGGAATGTAACAAATGAGTTTACAAATTCTCAAGATTATTACATTTCATCGGATAGATGCGAATCATGTAATATTGGAGAAATGATACCTCAAGATGAGGAAGGAATACTTATATGTAACAATACGAAATGTGGCAAATTCGTAACCTACATCATAGATAGCTCTAAACCGAACAATAAAGACCCTCCAAATGAAGTTTCCTACACCGCCTATATTCGTCTTAATCATTTTAAAGAAATCCTATCTCAGTTCCAAGCTAAGGAAACCACATTAATACCAGATGAAGTGATAGACTCCATTAAAGCACGTATTAAAAAGGAACGCATTACCGATTTATCTGAACTAAATTATGATAAGATGCGCGAATTATTACGTAAGCTTGGATTAAACAAATATTTCGAACATATTCAATACATAAATTCGTTGTTTGGGATTAAGCCACCTGTGATGAACGAGGAACTTCATGAAACGTTATGTGTTCTCTTTATTGAGATACAGAAACCGTGGGCGGTCCATTGTCCGGCGAATCGCACTAATTTTTTTAACTATACATACACGCTCCATCAACTATGTGTGTTGTTAGACCAAACCCAATATTTACCCTATATACCTATGATGAAAGACCGAGAGAAACAACTCGAACAAGATATGATATGGAAAAAGGTATGTGAAGATTTAGATTGGGAATTTTTCCCGTCCGTATAATGTTTCTTACAAAACGACATAAACATTATATTGTTATATTTAGTAATGAAGATGCCGTATTCTTATCCCGTAGATTTAACAATTGAATATACAAACAATACCGAATATCGCGAATGTTTACGCAACCTATTTAAGATGAATTCCGAAAACTATCCCGAAACAGAAAATATGGATTTGGATGAGGAAACGATGGATGAAATGAATTATGATTATCAATCTGCTACGGTTACGATGGACTTTATTTTTGGAACTACCAAATCAATCCCTGAAATTATGGAATTATATGAAAAAACCGCATCTTTTATGTTTTCCACTGACCCTAACATAGGACTTACTATTATGTTAGGTTACGATTATTTAGACTTGTTCCATAAATTGTTACAAAAAATTGTATCTGGAACTCCTACAAAAGAGTTAGTACAAACAGACATTTATAATCAGTTACATACAAAAATATATAAATAGTTTTTTGGTGTATATAAAATATACATTATTATATACACCCATAATGGCTTCTACTCGTAGTAAAAATAATGAGGGAGATTACCGATTAGAACAAACCGCTAACTCTGGATTATGTAACTATCTAACCTGTCAAAAAAGTAATTTTGGAAATCCTACTACTACGCACTTTGCAGGAAACGGATTATTACAAGGACGAATCGCACCCTCTAATTTATCAAATAATCCATATGACATTGAATCGCAATTGTTCGGTATTGGAACAAGTAATATGGTTAAACCCAAACCGTCAGTAAAACCTGTAATTCACGACCTAAATTCACTTAATGTTAGTGACCGTCTCCCTACCATGATTCCCGAACCATTGATTGTTGAGAAGGGACAACGCCCTAATATTATGAATTAGAATAATTTTTCTGTGTTCGTCTATGTGATAAAACATTGTTTCGAAACGTGATATTACGAGCGTGTTTCCTTTGCTTCTTTTTAACGATTTCTTCTTTGGATATAGTATTTTGTACTATATCTGGTTCCACTGTTTCTACGGGTTTATTCGACGAAACAATCTTCATTATTTGTTCCATGAAATCCATTTGTACGGCATTTTGACCGGCTTTTTCGGGCAATTCTTTACATTCTGATATGTTTATTTTAATATATTCAGGTAAAGGTTCGGTCATATTGTTCTGTATTTTGATAGGTATTTCTATATTCGCAATCACATATTGAATTGACATTTGACGATTACATGTAATATCAATTTATATTTAACTTTTTTGTTAATATATTATTTCATTGATTTACAATTTCTGGGCGTTCATCTATATAAAAGTCTTTCTTTTCTGGATTATAGTTTATATACTTTACTTGTTTTGATGGGACATTTTCATTCTCATCTTTCATATACATTTTACCTATGTAAATGTATCCTTCATTTGCCTTCTTAGTGTCTATCTCATAGGGGTCATTGTCTTCAGCTGGTTTAAAACTAAACATGTTACTTAATGATGAAATTAGCAAACCAAATGATTGTTTTAACCAATCAAATTTTCCACTCAAGTCTACTGAATATGACCCTTTGTTCGCCACGTCTATAGGGACTGCTTCTACAGAGGGAACGGTATTGGATACGTCTGTAGGGACTGCTTCTGTAGATGGGACTACTATATTCGATACGTCTGTAGGGACTGCTTCTACAGGGGGAACGGTATTTGATACGTCTGTAGGGACTGCTTCTGTAGATGGGACTACTATATTCGATACGTCTGTAGGGACTGCTTTTGATTGTATTCGTGGTTCACGGTCATATTCAATATTCGTTTTTAATGACTCAGTTAATATGTGTAACAATGGACTAATGTCAAAACCGACATTACTGGTAGCGTCTTGTTCTATTATTGGTAAGATTTTATTATCATCCATATTTTTGATGTCTAATGTTTGTTTTAACGTTGGAATGAATGTGTTTACATCAAACTCGGTACCGTCTGGTTGTGTTGGAGTAACTTCAGCTACATCTACTACTTCTTGATAATTTTGGGTTGGTTCGGGTTGTGATTCGGGTTGTGATTCAGGTTGCGATTCAGGTTGTGATTCAGGTTGTGATTCCGGTTGCGACTCAGGTTGTGATTCCGGTTGTGATTCCGGTTGTGACTCAGGTTGTGATTCAGATTGTGACAATTGGTATTTTTCACATGTATTCGTTAATTCCTTAAATTTTTCATTAGCAATATCTTCACAATCTTTATTTTTATCTGGATGAAATCGTAACCACGCTTTTGGTTTAGGTTTATGCGTAACTGGATTACAGTCCTGGCTTGGGACTATACCACGTTCATTGGCTTTACAGGTTTCTATTGTGGGTGGTATGGGAGGTAAATCCGAGGGTGTTGTGGGTGGTGTGGATGGTAAATCCGAGGGTGTTGTGGGTGGAGTGGATGGTAAATCTGAGGGTGTTGTGGGTGTTGTGGGTGGCGTGGGTGGTAAATTCGCCGATTCTTGTGAAATATAATCTGTACTTTGGTTATATTCATTTAAAGGACTTTTATGAATTGATATATCATTTGATGTTACTGGTTCCTGTTTTATACTATTAGGTGTTTCAACCAACTCACTTACATCGATTTGGGGGGTAGAAATAGTATTTGTTTCTTCTGATAGTTTGTCTTGTGTTACCTTATGTTTTAAGTTTACTTTATCTAATGCCTGTTTTCTATTTTCTTTCTGTAGTACTAGTTCATTTTCTTCTATTTTTTCTGTATTTTTAGTTTGAATAGGAACAATTACTTGGTTAAATAGTTCTTTTGCTAAATTGGATTCCAATTCCATTATGTATTATATTTACTTATAAATTATGCAAATACAATACTTTGTAAAAATTTACTGTATTATGATGGATTATTTTTTAGACCGTTTGGTTCTGCGTTTAATTATTCTTCGTCGTTTGAGTTTGTTTCGTTTTGTTTTCTTACCACTTCCAGTTTGAGATTTCATACCAGAAACAGCAGATTTGGTAGCATCATTCATAAACCCTAAAATACTATCTGTTGCTGAGGAAGCAGCATCTGTAACCGCATCTTTAGCAGCGAGTTTAGCTTCATTCGCCGCCTCTGTAATCGCATCTTTAGCCTCATTCGCCGCATTCTCCGCAACAATAATCGCACCTGAAGCAGCAACGGGTTCAATTGCTGTCTCGGCAACAGGTTCAATTGCTGTCTCGGCAACAGGTTCAATTGCTGTCTCGGCAACAGGTTCAATCGCGGTCTCCATAGCAGGTTCAATCGCGGTCTCCATAACAGGTTCAATCGCGGTCTCCATAACAGGTTCAATCGCGGTCTCCATAACAGGTTCAATTGCGGTCTCCATAACAGGTTCAATCGCGGTCTCAGTAACGGGTTCCATTGTTGACTCGATAACCGGAACAATTGATGACTCGACCACAGGTTCAATCGCGGTCTCAGTAACGGGTTCCATTGCTGTCCCAGTAACAGGTTCCATTGCTGTCTCAGTAACGGGTTCCATTGCTGTCTTCACAATGGGTTCAACAATTGGCTCCACAACGGGTTCAACAATTGGCTCCACAACGGGTTCAACAATTGGCTCCACAACGGGTTGTTCTACGTTATCTATCGCTTGTTTGAATTTATTTGTATTTTCAGTTAACTCATCAGTTAATGCAATGTCAATAACATCCATACCATCAATTGTTTTACCAATATTAACTATGGTTGGAGGATTTTTTGTTATACCGATATAAAAATCAGGTATTAACACGCTCATTATAATATATAATTTATACAGATTAAATTATGTATCAACTACCTAAATGATTACACACCTGAATTTTTCTACACATCTATTTATGTGTATTTACCTTTTTTTGTTCTGCGATTTACATGCTTATTATTAGACTTTCGAGTTGCCCGCTTCGTTGATTTATTCTTTCTAGTGTTTCTTCCACCGTATATTTTGTTTATATGTGATTTCACACGGGACATATATCGTCCAATTTGTTCCGGTGTAGAATCGCGTCGTTGTAAATAATTTGAAAGATGAAATTGTATATCACGAAGTTCCTTTCTGTCTTTGATATCAGGATTTTGTAATAATTTATGTATATCATTTCCTACTTTTTGAATGAATATGTCTTTTCCCTTTCCTTGAAACTGTTCTGATTGGGTAATATTCCAATTGATATCCCTTGCAATATCTTTGTATTGTTTCGCATTGTATGTGGATTTTGTTTGAATTGGAATATTCGGCACTGAACTACTCCTTACGAATTTATTATTATTTGTATTATTTGTACTATCTCTGTTTATAACGCTATCATCCTTAGCTAATACAGTTTCTGCTCGTTTATTAGCTTTTTCTACTGATTTAATTAATTCATTGTCAGTATTTGTAGGTTTAGTTTGACAATACTCGGTTTCTCCATATTCAAATGTTGAATATACTTTCTCTACCAGATTCTTTTTTAAAGTTGCTAGTTCGTTAATAAAAGATTGCTTATGTTCATCGAAATTATCACTAAATAGAGCGGTTTTATATGTAATGTAGGTATTATATGCGTTATTTACCTTTGTATAATCATCATATAGATGGTCGTTATAAATGTCTTCACCACTGTTATTTCTAATATAATTTAAAGCTGTTTTACATCTACTTTTTCCTAATAGTTCGGTCATATTGGAGTCTTTCGGTGTCAATAAATCAGATATTTGATATAATTCGTCTACCAGAACTTTTAACATTTCCATGTTTTGTGTGATTTCAGATTTATCATCTTTGTAAGTGTTCTGGTTGACTTGTTCGCTAATTTCATCTATCATATTTAAAAGTCCTTGACTTGGTGATGTAGTATTCCATGTTTCATCAACTGAATCCGAATCCGACTCCGTTTCAGGCTCCGATTCAGGTACAGACACAGGCTCAGACACAGGCTCAGGCTCAGGCTCCGGTTCAGGCTCTGGTTCAGGCTCTGGTTCAGGCTCCGGCTCAGGTTCAGATTCCGGCTCCGTCACAGGTTCAGGCACAGGCTCAGGTTCAGGTTCAGGCTCAGATTCCGGTTCATGCTCTGGCTCTGGTTCTGGCTCTGGTTCCGGTTCCGGTTCCGGTTCCGGTTCCGGTTCAGGTTCAGGTTCCGGTTCCGGTTCAGGTTCCGGTTCCGGTTCAGGTTCCGGTTCCGGTTCTGGTTCAGGTTCTGGCTCGGGTTCTGGCTCGGGTTCAGGCTCTGGTTCAGGCTCTGGTTCAGGCTCAGGCTCCGGTTCAGGCTCAGGCTCCGGTTCAGGCTCTGGTTCTGGTTCCGGTTCCGGCTCAGGCTCAGGCTCCGGTTCAGGCACAGGTTCAGGTTCCGGTATTAATTCTTCATAAATAGGCGTTCCATATCCACATTTTTCCTTATTTATATGTGGTTCATGCGTATCATTTATTAATTTATATATTTTAAGTCCATCCACACCAGAAATAAGTAATAGTCGTAAAAAATATGTTTTATCTTTTAAATTCAAATTCAGAATACCAGATTGTAAAGCATCAATGGTTAATGGTGGATATTCAGTATAATCTGGTTCATCTTGAGTAAACGCCTTTTTATTGACACTGGATACTTTGTAACTATATTTTCCACCTTCAATACATGTTTGTAGTTCGACCGATATATACTCATTCGATTGAATAGGAAACATGTTGTTGTTCAAATAAGCATCTATCGGTTTTGATTCAACATTAGGTTTATTTTTTTTCGTTTTTGTCTTCTTATTTATTTTTCCTTTCTTTTTGTGAGATGTCATTTATAGTATGCAAATATAAATATTAGGTCTAATAAAAAATTGATTACTAAATATATAGAATTGTTATGGTATCAAATATTATAACAATGAATTTCACAGTATCCGCTCCCATCCGCAAGAAGACCATCTTGGTATTTGACGTAGAAACAAGTGGTCTTCTACCAAAGAAAGACAAGACCAATCCAAATCATATACCAGTTGAAGCATATCCACATATATTACAGTTAAGTTACGCAAAATATGATATTTCTACCAATCAATTAGTAGAAACCTATGATACCTATATCAAGGTAAAGAAAGAGGTTGAAATCAGCGATACAATCACTGCTCTAACTGGTATTACACGACGGCATTGTAATAAAGGGTCTTCTATAATGGATGCGATTAGTCAGTTTTACCAAGCCTATATTACTTCCGATGTAATCGTGGCACATAATATCGACTTTGACAAAAAAATGATACTGGTAGAACTGGAAAGGAATCGTCAAGAATTTATTCGAAACTCTCCAGAATGTATGACAATATTTAATTCTACATATGAAGAATTAAATGGTGTAGAACACTATTGTTCTATGCGTAAAGGAACAGTTATCACTAACATTATGGTTCCATCTAAGTACCCCGGAAAACCGCCAAGTTTAAAGTGGCCTAGACTGAATGAATTATATGCTAAGTTGTTTGATGGAGAAACGGTTGATGGTCTCCATAATGCGATGGTAGATGTATTGGTATGCTTGCGGTGTTATATGAAAATGAGACATAACACTGATTGTGGTCTTCTTATGAAATAAAAATCAAAATAAAATAAATACAAACTTTTATGTAAACTACTAATTAGTTACTTTTTCTTATGGGCTTTCTTTTTCAAGGAACGTTTGTTCTTCTTTGTTTTTCTGGCTTTGTTTTTATTGTTTTTCGTGTTTCTCTTCTTTGATTTTTTACCACCTTCTTTTTTCTGTTTTTTTGCGGGTTGAACCATCACAACATCTCCATCACTACTATCTAATGGTACTCTTTCAAATACTGTGGTTGCGATTGGTTGTTCTTTATCTTCAATATTCGCTTCTTTCTCGAATTTACAGATGCGATTAAACTCTTCGTCGATTTCTTTATCAGACATATCTTTTGTTGCAAATAAAATATTGTATGGAATAGGTGATTCTTCCATATTTTCTCCAGCTATATTTTGGGGTTGAGGTTCGCAAAACAAATATCCTATGAATAATAGTTTTTGTGTGTTTGATACATCTATAGTTTCTTCGTTTCCTAATACATTTTTATTATAAAGGTTGAATATTAGTTCTATTAAATTATTCAGTTTATTTTCATATATCTTAGCATCGAATTCTAATAATTTCTTCATTGTTTCTACATCTATAGAAGGCACGACATCTTCATCTATATAAGGCACGACCAAAATATTGTTAATAATATCAGTTATGTTGTCTTCTAATACATAAAGGGAACGTAATGATTCTCGGGGGTCTTCTGGAGCATATGCTCTTTTTTTTAGTGTAGACGCAGTTTTCATAGTAGTATCTTTGACCTTTTTTGTTATTTCTTGTATAGATTTTGAATATTTGTTTGCTTTTTCCATTAAAAATTTACGTTCGTCTTCGTTCGCAATTTCTCTATTAATGTAAGTTTTAACGGATTCCATGTTGCCTTTTATATTACAAGTTATATCACCAGTTAAAGCTTTTGCATTCTCGCATAAATTATTATATGTTTTTGCGATTACTCCAAACAAAGTTAATTTGGGTGTTTCGTTAATATCAGTATGTGTTATTGTATTCATAGCACTTATTATATATATATATATTGATGAAAGATAATAATAATATAATTATCTTTCTAAATTTTAAGCCGAGCACATTTCACATATTTCATCTTCCGTATCTCCACCTAATCTATTACCTAGGTTTTTTTCAGGTTCAATTGTGAACTGTTGAGCTTGGTGGCGAGCCCTTCTACGCAAATAATAAATGCCGGTTTTCAATCCTTTATTCCACCCATAAAAATGCATTGATGTTAGATTATTATAAGTGGGGTCTTCCAACCATAAATTCAAACTCTGACTTTGACATACATACGCACCTCTATCAGCTGCCATATCAATCAAATTACGCATTGGTATTTCCCAAACCGTTTTGTATTTTTCCTTGATATCATCCGGAATAATATCAATCTGTTGAATACTTCCATTGTTAGCAACAATGTTGTTCTTAATTTTATCATTCCACATATCTAGCTTCATTAAGTCTTTCATCAAGTATTTATTCACTACCATGAAATCACCCGCAATTGTCCTCCTACTATAAATATTACTTGTGATAGGCTCGATACATTCATTATATCCTAAAATTTGCGAAGTAGACGCAGTAGGCATAGGTGCCACCAACAATGAGTTTCGTAATCCATATGTTTGAATTTGTTCTTTGAGTGCGTCCCAGTCATACATCTTTACCTTTTCCATAGGGTCTACTTCCCACATATCAAACTGTAAAATTCCTTGACTTGCCGGGGAACCGTCAAATGTACTGTATCGTCCATCAACCTTAGCAATCTGGCATGATTCGGTCAAAGCAGCATGGTAAATGGTTTGAAAAATACGGACATTTATTTCTTTTGCTTTATCAGACGCAAAGGGTAAATTCAATAATATAAATACATCAGCTAGACCTTGAACGCCGATACCAATGGGTCTGTGTCGAAAGTTGCTACGTTCAGTTTTCTTGGTAGGGTAGAAGTTCACGTCAATAATTTTATTTAGGTTATAGGTAACTGTACGGGCTACCGAATGTAGTTTTAGATAATCAAATTTGACATTTCCATCTTTATCCGTAATAATAAAAGCGGGTAACGCGATACTCGCAAGATTACATACGGCAGTTTCATTTTCATCGGAATATTCTGTAATTTCACAACAAAGGTTTGAAGATTTAATCGTACCCAGATTTTTTTGATTACATTTTCGGTTTACAGCATCTTTATACAATAAATAGGGGGTACCAGTTTCCATTTGGGCGTCTAAAATCTGAAACCATAAATCACGTGCCTTCATTGTCTTTCTTCCTTTTCCTTCATGTTCGTAATATGTATATAATGTTTTGAATGCGTCACCGTATACCTCGGATAATCCAGGGCACTCATCGGGACACATCAAGGTCCAATCTTCACCCGCCTTGACACGTTCCATAAAAAGGTCAGACATCCAGATAGCATAAAACAAATCGCGTGCCTTTAAATCTTCATCTCCGTGATTTTTACGTAGGTCTAAAAATGATTCAATGTCTGCATGCCATGGTTCCATATACATTGCGAAACTGCCATTACGCTTTCCGCCTCCATTATGAACGAGACCATTATGAATAGTATAATTATGTTCGTGTTTCATTTGTAAATCATATACAATCCCATCGTATTGGGTGGTTTTGACATCTTTTACACGTGTTAGTAGATAATTCTCATATTTCATGTATTTAAAAAATTGGTTGTCGTTATATTCTAACCCCATTAAGTCGCATAATTCTTGCGTTCTTGGAATACGCAACGTATATGAAATTAGCTTGTTTTCAATCACACCTCGACTTGTCATGTGTTTTTCGCCTACCCTATCACGAATACTCCCACTTGTTAATATTCCCATTTTGAGACAAATTATACGAGCACTTTCAATCAAGTTCAATGATGTACTATCAAATACTACTTCGTTATTAGACAAACATCCGTCAGATTCTAACATTCCTTTAAGAATGTACTTTAATTTATCAACTGGTAGATTCAACCATTTTGGCAATATACGTTTTTGTTTGGTTTCGTTATAAAAATCATTATATCTAAAAGGCAATTCAAGCTGTCTATTCCAACGTATACGTGTAATGTTTCCATCTACAGTAGTAAATGTTTGGATACTTCGTTGTTGGAAATAATCTTCTAAGTATGTCAGTGTATCTGATTTATTTTCAGTATGCATTGACACATAGCCAGCGGTATCATTCGAACAATTAATACATCCATCCCCCAAAATTATACCATACGTTCTACAATCATCTTCTGTTATATTACTAACATCTTGTTCGTATTTGGGAATTGAATATACAATCATGTCATTTTCGTCCAACTCCTTTGCTTCTACCCATTCAAAAGTTGCATGTTTTTTTTCTAATCGGTTTCTGATAACAGTATAATTTAATCCTTTTACCTGATTACGTAAAGCATATACAGGATGTTCTGGAGTAATACGTAATGGAAAGATAGAATGGGTTGTTTTAATTTCTAACATTTCATCATTATATACGTGTTCCAATACGTCTTGTATGACTTCCGTTTCTCCAAGAGCATTATAGATTTGAGTAACACCTGATTCACAATGTTGAATTTCTTTAGGTCCATCGGTTGTATAAATAATAGTTTCTGGATGAACGCATTGATCGACGTATTTTGCAGTGTGGTTAAATACTCTTAACATAGGAACAATTCCATTAGAAGAACCATTTGTTCCACGAATATCACTACCAGAAGCACGCACATTATGAATATGTAATCCAATACCACCAGCCCATTTTGAAATCAACGCACAATCTTTCAATGTATTGTAAATTCCTTCAATACTATCATCTTCCATAGCAATTAAATAACATGAAGATAATTGTGGATGGGGTGTTCCGGCATTAAATAACGTAGGAGTAGCATGTGTAAAATACTTTTGTGACATTAATTCATATGTTTCTATGATTTTCTCCAAATTATCACCATGAATACCCATGGCGACCCGCAACCACATAAATTGTGGACGTTCAACTACTTTGTCGCCAATCTTCATTAAGTATGCGCGTTCAAGGGTTTTAAATCCAAAATAATCGATTAAATAATCTCGTGTATGATAACACAACTCATTTAACTCAGTTTCGTATGTTCTCGCAGTAATCATCATATCGTCGGTAATTAATGGTGAGTGCTTCCCATGCTTGTCTTTATTCATATATAACTTACTCATTGTATCAACAAACATTGATGATGTATTTTTTTGATGGTTAGCAATAATAAGTCGGGTGGCTAATGTGCTGTAATCAGGATGAACGGATGCCATACTCGCACATTGTTCGGCAGACAATTCGTCAATCTTAGTGGTGGAAATATTATTATACAATTGGTCGATTACCTTCATTGCTAAGGAGGTATAATTAATCTTCAAACTATGTTGGAGAGCAGGGACCGGGATATCATACGTTTCTTGTCCGATTGTCCGGATACGTTTCAATATTTTGTCAAATGATACAATTTCGGTTCTACCGCACCTCTTTGTTACATGCATTTCATCATCTTCATTCATCATAGATGACATTTCTATATATTACACATATAGAAATGTCTATATTGTTTTCTACTAATATTAGGAATCCAGTTTGATTAGACATACTTTATTGGATAGGCGTACATTACTTATCGTATTGGTCCCAGAATTAGTATCTACAGATACACTTGTCTTAGGTATCCTGCGTTTCGGCGAACGATGTTCGTATCCTTTTATTTTTTCCACTTGGATTGTGTCCCATACTTCTTGGATTTTATGAATTGCGTTTGAGAACCAGGGCTTATTACGTTGAATCAATACACATGATATTTCATCGAGGTACCAATATAGAGTCTCAAACAACACAAGTCCATCATTGCGTATTTCTTCTGTGTCTTTATTTATCCATTCCGTAATTGCTTCTTGGGTTAATGGTATATCTAGAGGCATATAATGATATACCGGGCTATCATTCTCAATTAAATCGCGTTTTATAAAATACAATATTACGCCTCTATATTCTGAATTTGTTGAATTGTTGTAAAAATCTTCTTTATCCGCGTACTCTTTTATTCGGGTTTCTACAAAATCGCAGTTGTCTAGGTTACAAGTTTCCATCTGTATTTGTGTTTGTATCCAGTATTCTTCTTTCGGTATTCCAGTAATTTCACGATTTACAATGTTCTTAATTTCTAACATGTTCCCATATTTTACACTAGATGGTAATATATTAATACCGTCAGGAGAAGCCCCTACAAATGGATAGGTTGAATGACGTATACAGCCAAATTCGCCTATCTTTGTTTGGTACATATTTTCATAAATCATTGTAGTTACTGGCTCATATTTAACACCCCAATGCATCGCATTAGCAGTGCCATACGAAACCCGTTCAATCTTTTCGTTATATGCCTTACATTTTTCATATATCAGGCTATTTATTTGGGATTGACTTCCCAATGCTTTCCATAAACTACTCGCTGATAATAAACTATTACGAAAATCGTACCATTCGTCGGTACGTTGTGCCGGTTGAGGCTGACTTTGAATATATTCAATCGTCGCGGTTAATTCGTCTTGTGATATCTTCTTTTCATATACAATATTTGATGTGGACCGTGGTATGATATGGCTATTATATGCCAAATATGCTTCATGTTGTGATTCTACAAAATCTAGGATTTGCTGAAAGTCGTCTTCGTCACATATATTAACATGTTCCCATTCTATTAATAAATCGTGGCTTATACCATGAATCATATCATTGTAAAACTTTGGCGATGATACTTTAATCATCTTATTATTATAGCAATCTTCAAATTGCTCGTAAATGTCTTCAATTATGTCATCGATTTCATCTTCTTCAAATGAATCAAACAATAACATGGATTCTTCTGTTTTACAAGATATAGATGAAGATATAGAGATTTCATCTATATCAGATTCATATAGCGAATTGTTAGTAGAAATTGAGAATGTGGTATCGGTTTCGGTCACCGTTTCTTCACTATTGCTGGTAAAATAACACTCTAAATCACTCTCACTCATTTTATTGTAATCTGTAATAATACAACATATTCTTTCTATACAGTTTTACACATTACTCTAATAGATTTTTATCAATAACCGTTTCTTTCAATATATTATTGATGATTTTCTTTTCAAACTTTTCATCTTCTTCCTTACCATAACCGCCCAATGATGCTTTGGAATATTCAAAGAACTTATCACATTCGGGTGTATCCAATATATCGTATTTTGGATTTTCGGCTATCCATGGATGCACTTGGGCTTTGTTCTTATTGGCTACGATTCGGACCGCTTTCCTTAAATGTTTTTTTGTTTCATCTTCTTTCGCCCATACATCAGAATCTTTTACGTAGACCGTTTCTCGTTTCAAATCCGTACAGTGGATTGGTCTTACATGTGGATGCATGTCGCGGATACGCTCTAACATGATGTCTGATATCCCTCTTACATATCCTACTTCTCCTGTTTTGATAAAATCATTTACACTTAGTTCGATTGACTGAATGAAATCATTCAGGTTTATAGCATCCTTACATGTCTCATTCAAAAATATGTTTAAATTGAACTTGTTGTTAGTTGTATTGTTGATTGTATTGTTTGTCGTGTTTCCTGTGTTCTTTGATAGCTCTATAATTGTATCTTGTTGGTCTGTCATTCGCTTATGTTGCTCTATCATTAATTCCTTGAATTCTTGGTTTTGTTTCAGTAACTCTATTACCAAGGATGAATCCAATGGGGGTGGGATTTGTGTTATTTGTGTTTGGTCTTGTTCCACATCTTTACATTTATTACGATGTTTCCACAAACCGGAACGAGTATTGAATTGTTTGCTGCAATTATCACATACAAATGAAGAAGGGGTAATAATAGTTCCACTCGTTTCCCGAATATGTTTTCGTGTCAGTAAATGACGATTATAATCTTTTTTGTTTCGAGTTTCAAAACAACATTTATCACAAGTAAATGTTATAGGTAATTTAGGTTTTTTAGTATTTCTAAATGTTTCCATTCTCCTACTTTATAGAAACATATTTTACCCTTCTAAATTCTTTTCATATTAATATACTTAAAATTTATGCAACCAATAATAACACTCATAAATCCGAAATTACTGCATTATCATCATAAACTCAATTTCAGAAAGGTATTAATATTATTCTGTCTTGCACAAATGAAAAAAGGACATTTTATAAATGTCCAATTTTGAAAATCGTTGCCATTTCTTTTTTGTATTATTTTATCGCCAACTATTTAATTTTTAGTATTAATAATAGTAGTATGTGTTCCAATAATCCTTGATAACTCTATAATTGTATCTTGTTGTTCTGCCATTCTCTGTTGTTGTTCTATCATCATCGCCTTGAATTCTTGGTTTTGTTTCAGTAACTCTATTACTAAGGATGAATCTACTGTGGGTGGTACTACTAAGGATGAATCTACTGTGGGTGGTACTACTGTGGGTGGTACACCTTTACAATTTTGTTTATGTCTCCATAAACCCGAATGAAATTTATATTCTTGTCTGCATTTATCACAAGAGTATATACGTGATTTAGGCATTTTATTTATATCATTGTATATCCTTTGGTGTTTTGATGAAGTTAAATGTGTATCAAAATTGCTTTTTTTACTGCATTTAAAATCACAACAATTACACCTAAATTTCCATGAACGTATTGAATCATCTCCATTCTTAGATTCGTCCGTAGTTAAACATTCGTGTTTGATAACATTTGTACGATGTTTGTTAGTCGTATTGTGTATCTCCAATAAGTTGGTAGAACCAAAATAAACATCACATACATTACAATGAGGGCGTTCATGAGGCAGTGTATATTTCATTAATTTCGGTTTCGGTTTCGGTAAGGGTTCTATACTATTCAATGTAGCTTTATAATCTTCGAAATAGGATTGTTCTAGTTTTTTAGCTGCGTATAAATCATCACAATTATGAAACGCAATAATTTCCATAGTCCAATTGTCCCATCCCATATTATCTCGTATAGTCTGGTATAATTTGCAATTATAATTAGACGATTTGTTATTTTTGCAACCTTGCTTATGTGCGTATTTCCTCTGAACGAAATTGGTAGTATGTCCTATATATAGGTCATCTATAGCTGAATCTTTACAATAAATCTTGTAAAATATAGTATTGGAATAATCAATGTCAACCTTTGGCATATTATATATAGTGGTATAAGATGTGTTTATATTATTTTAGACTATATAAGATAATATATTAAGCATTACCTATTACCGCACAATCAAACCGTTTACCAGCATGTCCGGTAGTAAGTGAATCATCGTTCAACTATTCTAATCAAAATATGGTATTTATGTATGAAGTCAATATCGGTAGATTTAACTCCCAAAAAAACAAGAGACGAAATCGAAGAAGAAAAACATATAAGAGAACAAGAGAAGAAAGCAAAGAAGCATCAAAAACGTGTCGTAACAAACCATAAAAAATGGGAATTTACCGATGAAGAGCTACAATGTTCTCAACAACTCCAATATATAATGCAAATAGAAGATGAAAAAGAGAAAAACACAAAACAATACAAGTGTATTTCCGAGAGCTTTAGACAAAAACTAAGCAGTTACCGTAGTCAAGATACTCAAAAGAACCGTTATTCCGAAGAAAACTTTACGAATATTGAGAACATAATAGAATTATTACAAGAATCAGGCAATATATGCTATTATTGTAGAGAACCCGTCAAGGTTCTCTATGAATATGTGCGAGATCCTAAGCAATGGACGCTTGAGCGAATAGACAATAGTATAGGTCACAATAAAGGGAATCTGATGATAGCGTGTCTGAAATGTAATTTAGGTAGGAGAACAATGCATCAGGAAAGATATGTATTCACAAAACAACTAAATATAGTAAAAAAAGATATATAAACAACAGTGTAGATGATTACAATGACAGATTTTAACAATAATATCGAGAACAATCACAAAAATATATACGATAAACTAGATTATTTTCATAAAACAAATAAAATCCCACATTTAATATTTCATGGAGAATCTGGTTCCGGAAAACGTTACATTGTAGATAAGTTCATCCAGAAGATATATAACAGTGATAAGCACAAAATAAAGCAAAATGTAATGACAGTAAATTGCGCTCATGGCAAAGGTATTAAGTTTATACGTGAGGATTTGAAATTTTTCGCAAAAACCAATATCCGGTCAGATTCAGGTGCTTTTTTCAAAACAATAATACTAGTGAATGCTGATTTTCTAACAATAGACGCCCAATCGGCATTAAGAAGATGTATAGAATTATTTAGCCACACAACCCGGTTTTTTATCATTATAGAGAACAAACATAAACTGTTGAACCCCATATTATCGCGTTTTTGCGAACTCTATATTCCTGAATATATAAATGAGAGGACAGTCGAAAATCTACATCAACATTTTATAAGGGAACATATAACGAAGAGTTTCAACACTAACAAGTGGATAGACGAAAACTTACGAACCGAAAGTAAAGAAAACCACCGAAAGTTAATGGATTTTTCGGATATTTTTTACCAGGAGGGATTATCATGTTACGATTTCATAGAATGGGTGAAATATACAAGTACGATAGTAGATTCAAAAAAGAATGAAGTGAGTATATGTTTTAACACTATAAAATCTGAGTTTAGAAATGAGAAATTACTACTGTTGTATTTATTAGATTATTTGTATTTACGTTCAAACCCCACCTTAAAAAGTGTCTTAACAATATAATTAGATGGACGACTTTGTATTATCCAACTTACAAGAATCCCGAAATGAATGGTGTAGTCGATTAGTCAGTATTTTTACTCCCCTAATTTTAGGAGGCGTGAAATCCTTATTCAACGAATCCTGGAAGTTATGTATTGACAACGACGAACCAAATAAATATTTAATGACATTTCAGAATTTACTATCAAGAATTCCCAAGTGGAATAATGAAATAATAGAAGATGAACGAAAACGTATAATTGAACGTAGCGGATGTAACTATTTAGAAGACTTGATAACGTGCGTCCATATTATTCAGTTAAAGGTTCTTACGTGTATTCGCGTTGGAAACAAACAGAAAAAGATAGATATATCAATCCCTAAGTTAGACAGTTTTATCCACAAGGTATACATCAACGTCGCGCGTAAAGTATATTCGAATGTATACCTATTCGACAAGAACGTAAGTCCATTACAATCCCAAAAGAACACCCGCGAGCTTGATAATATTATCCAAGAATGTATTCTCATATCTATTCGCGAAAGTATTCCAACCGAGGCTATTATTCGCGCTTACATGGATGAAAGTGTAGAACAGGAAGAAGAGGTAATCATTGAAGATGTAAATGAAGAAGAAGAAAAGCAGTCTGACGATGTCGTTGTACCTGAGGTTCAACCCGAGAAAGTGGATGATATTGATGAAATTGTCCCAGAGGTCGTACCTGCGATTCAAAATGTGGATAATGAAGCGGTAGTTACCAAATTGTCGTTCAATGACATGGATGCGGTATTAGATGAAACTGATAATATAAAAACGATAGACGCCCCTAAGTCGATAGAACGACTTGAAGAAATAAGTACGGAACGGGCATTTCAGCGACAATTAGACGAAGAAGAATCCGACGACGAACGCATACAGATATCAACAGAACAGGTTGATTTGCGCGATTTCGATGAATTAGGTTCCGTTCATTCCGGACATAACACGAATGATAATATTGTATTAGATGGTGTTGAGGAACTAATATAATTTAGGGCGATTCGTCTAATTACAAATAAAAAAATGACAAAAAACTATATTAGTAATGGAAAAAGCCTTTATCCTATCTTTGGTAATAACGGTTGTTTACTTTGTGTCAAAACTAATTGATATGAAATACATAAGTAAAGAGTGGAAACCAATGCGAACGGTAATGCGTGAGTCACTGTTTGTGTTGGTATCGAGTATCCTGTCAGTAGTTGTATTCTTTATTACGAATGGTAAAATGAGTGATTTTTTTGATATTTTAACAGAAAGCAAGACGCTTAAGCCGTCTGCTACTGAAGTATTCACTGGCGAACCTGGGTTCTAACTGTAGATACGAATAGATCATAACTAAAATTGAATAGTTATGATGTAAAAATAGATAGTTATAGTATATTTATGAGTGTAATTCAGGTTATTACCAAGTTCAAAAAGGAGGGTATAAATGCTCTTGAAAGTGTACCAGAAAAAAGGTACGTTACAATAATACAGAAGGCAAATGAGGCATATTATAATAATTCGCCTTTACTAACCGATAATGAATTTGACATTGTAAAGGAATATTTCGAGAAGAAATACCCAAACAATCCTGTGTTACAGAATATTGGTGCTCCAATCACCAAAAACAAAGTAATCCTTCCCTATAATATGCCTTCGATGGATAAAATAAAACCCGATACGGATGCGTTGGATAAATGGATGAAAAACTATACAGGAAATTACATATTATCGTGTAAATTGGATGGAGTTAGTGGAATGTATACGAATGAAAACGGTACACACAAATTATATACTCGTGGCGACGGAGCTGTAGGACAAGATATCACACACCTACTTCCATCGTTAAATTTACCAAAACAAAAAAATATAGTAGTTCGCGGAGAATTTATAATATCAAAAACGAAATTCGAAGAAAAATACAAAACGAAGTTCGCTAATTCGAGGAATTTGGTAGCAGGTATAATAAATAGTAAAACTCTGGATAGCAAGATAAATGATGTGGATTTTGTAGCCTATGAAGTTATACACCCCGAGTTGTGTCCTAGCGACCAAATGAAATTATTAGAAAAATGTGGTTTCATGACTGTTAGAAACACCCAGTTTTCAACTATATCAAATGAATTGTTATCACAATTGTTAATGGAATGGAGAAAAAACTATGAATATGAAATAGATGGCATAATTGTAACGGACAATCAACGGTATGCACGCAAAACCCAGAATCCAGAACATTCCTTTGCGTTCAAAATGATTTTATCCGACCAAGTAGCAGAAGCAAAGGTAGTAGATGTATTATGGAATGCGAGTAAAAACGGATATTTAAAGCCACGTGTTCGTATAGAACCAATATCCATAGGAGGTGTAACGATAGAATATGCCACCGGATTCAATGGGAAATTCATAGAAAGTAATAAAATAGGTGTTGGTGCCGTAATCCAACTAATACGGAGTGGAGACGTAATACCCTATATCAAATCAATAACAATGGAAGCCGAAACTGCGAAAATGCCAAACGTGTCTTATCATTGGAACGAGACCAAGGTGGATATAATATTGGATGATATAGAGGGTGATATAACAGTGAACGAAAAAAATATAACAAGCTTCTTTGTAGGTATAAAGGTAGACGGATTATCAAGTGGTAATGTAAAAAGGTTAATGAATGCTGGATATGATTCCATCCTAAAGATAATCCATATGAAAAAGGAAGATTATGAAGGAATAGAAGGTTTTCAAACCAAGATGATAAACAAGATATATAATGGAATAAAAGACAGAATGAAAGAATCCACATTAGTAGACATAGTAGCAGCATCTAATATGCTGGGAAGAGGTATCGGAAAGAAAAAGTTGGAACCTGTTTTTGAAAGTTACCCGGACCTATTCACCCTTTTGATTTCCAAAGAAGAACTAAAACTAAGATTGTTGTCGGTGAATGGAATCGGTGAAGAAAACGCAACTAGTATAGTAGAAAATATGGAAAAGATGAAGAAATTTTTATCAGATGCGAACTTGCACGATAAATTATCTACACGAACGCAACCAACCAAATCAACCGCACAAACAACCCATATATTATATGGAAAACATATAGTAATGACAAAGGTAAGAGACCAAACCATCATATCCGCATTGGAGGAATATGGTGGTAAATTAGACAATACGATAACAATGAATACGTTTGTATTAGTTACCAAGAGTCACTCCGACATATCCTCAAAAACTAAAAAGGCAAATGACTTAGGAATACCAATCATGACCCCTAATGAATTTACGCAAAAATACCTATAATTACCGGGCGATTGTATCGGTTCTGGGTGAGATGGGATACACGGTATTTTTGTTCGAAAAAGTAACGGATTTATGGCTGGTAGATTTGTTATGTTTGTTAGTAGATAACAAGATATACATAGACGGATACAGTTGTTTGATACAATACATCTATTTTACACTATACTATACAAACCTAAAGTATATTGTAAAACTAACGAACGAACTAACTAACTAACTAACTATATTTCGGGAGGCAATTTATATCCATCACGTGTTCTCCTACTTCTTCGTGATTACTGACAAATTGATTAAAGAAAGGAAATAGTAATTGTTCTTGAGGTGTATGTTTATGAACGGTTCGCGCTATCATTTTATACAATTTAAAATCCGGATACCGTTCTTCACCATTTTTCTTATATAGGACATTTTTAGCATTGTCATCTAGACACCATCGGTGGATGGTTTTTTGTAATTCGTCATAGTCAGCATAATCTAAGTGTTCTGGAATAATAAAATCGTAAATCGAACATCCAAGTCGGCATAAATCAAAGCTCATATTTGGTTCTAATCGAGGTTTTTTATCATTAAAGAATGGTTCACAGTTATACTGCGTGTCGGCATCCCCTCCTGGTCCAAAACTATCCGAACAATAGGTCGTTCCATTAAAACGATAAATGCTTCGACCAAAGTCAATTATTTTGTATATTCTACCATACGTAGGCACTTTATATACAATGTTCTCGTATTTATAAAATAGAAATGGAATGTCGGTATTGATATACATAATATTGTTTGTATGAAGGTCGTTATGTGTGAATGAGAATAGTTTTTGGTATATAATAAGAGTCATGACAATTTGAAAAAGAGCACTAGCAGTATTATCTAAGGTAGCATTACTCGCGGTGAATAGGTCATCCAATGTACCTTCGCATTTCTCTAGACAAATCATTTGGACTGGATAATTGTTAATATATGCGTATTGGTCTTCTTGTATGTCGCATGTATCAATAGAATCGGTAGAATCATCAATTTCCGTTTCTGTATCCGTTTCCGTTTCCGTTTCCGTTTCCGTTTCCGTTTCCCATTCATCTTCATCTTCATTGCTATCCGTAGTATATGCGACCGAACTATTATCATCGCTAGACGTATCATCATCTTCGTGCGTATCTTTAGTATTGCCACTTACATCAAACGCACTATCGTAGATAATACAATCATCAATGTGTTCGTTCGTAATCTCGGTTGCATCTACTAGACATTCTGTAATAGAAACTGCGGTGATATTATGATTTGTTTTAGAAATACATAATTTCGGGCGTTTTTTCCTGGATTCATCGTCGTGATATTGGTCCACATTTACATTATCCAGAGCAAAAAGAGTATTATTGTTGTCATTGAAGAAGGATGATGAAGTTAAATAATCAATATCATCCGATACGTCATATTTATAACATTTTTGAATACCTAGGAAAGAACCGTAGAAATCTAAACAATTTACGACATTATGGGTTTGTAATGTCATACTACTCAAATAATAGAAAAACGAATCAATATAAGAACAATTATGGCGCGAACTTACCTTAGACATAACATTGAATGAAAGGTCATTGGATATACATGTAGGATATGGTAAGTTAAGTATGTGTTCTTTATCATCTTCATATTTTCCTATCATATAATGCAGAGGGTCTAATAGCGGTGAATATTTAAAGAAAACTTCTGTATTGATTTCTCTATTTGACATATCAACTACAGTCTGTGGATTTACAAAATGATTCGGATGATTCAATTGAATAGTGTTATAATTTTTACTAGAAAGAGTAAAGAGTGTATCGTATATAGGATTGTACTTTTGCAAATTCTGTATTTGAAAGGGATTGTATTTATTATCAACGTCACTTTGACTTTGGATATAACTTTGTTCTAAAGCGGGTAAGTTAATAGGAATACTTTTATGATAACCAACGGAGAATTTATTATGAGTCTTATTATTTTTATTCATATACAAGAATTACTATAACTGTTTAATACATTTTTATATGTAAATACAAACTAATGGATGCTGTTTACATCAACTCACGAGCTCGTTTGAATTACTTTAGAATAATATAATGTTAAAGTATTGTAACAGAATGAGTTTAGAATTGAAAAAATTTAATATGCGCGAGATTACATTTAAACCTGATGAAAATAAGGGACCTGTAATTGTTATGATTGGGCGTCGTGATACAGGTAAATCGTTCTTAGTAAGAGATTTATTATTTTATCACCAAGATATTCCGGTAGGAACCGTAATGTCAGGAACTGAAGCCGGAAACGGTTTTTATGCCGCCCATGTTCCTAAGTTATTTATTCACGAGGAATATAACACGGTTTTGATTGAAAATATATTAAGACGCCAAAAGACAGTATTGAAACAAGTAAACAAAGAATTAGAACAACATAAGAAAACCAAGATAGATCCTAGATGTTTTGTAATTTTAGACGATTGTCTATACGACCAATCATGGACGCGTGATAAAATGATGAGATTGTTATTCATGAACGGTCGTCATTGGAAAGTCATGTTAATAATTACCATGCAGTATCCACTAGGTATTCCTCCAAATTTAAGAACAAACATCGATTATGTGTTTATATTACGCGAACCATATTTAACAAATCGTAAGAGAATATGGGAAAATTATGCGAGTATGTTTCCCACCCTAGAATCCTTTTGTAGTGTAATGGACCAGACAACGGAAAATTATGAATGTTTGGTTATCAATAACAATGCGAAATCAAATAAATTAAACGAACAAATATTCTGGTATAAAGCCGAAAATCATCCTCCATTTAGATTAGGTGCGAATGAGTTCTGGGAAATGTCAAAGAAACTTGGTTCAGATGACGAAGACGAAGCATATGACCCAAGCAAAGCCAAAAAGAATAAAGGTCCATCAATAAATGTAAAAAAAAGTAAATGGTAATATTGTGTTATGTAGATACAGAATACAATATTAGGAAGGTTATGGGTCATATAGGTCTTCGTTCACCTCGATTTCATCATCAGTATCATATAAATTATCATCAGTATCATATAAATTATCATCTGGCACGTCAGTCATGTGAATGAGCTCATCCAATCTGTTTGCGAAATCCGCATCAAACACGAATGATGTATTGTTACTTGCGTCATGTACGTAATGGTCTTCGGCAACTTCGTCTTCGGACGTATCGTCTTGTACGATTATATATTTAGTAGCCGGTTTTACATATAAAACAGGTTCGGAATATCCGGTGAGAGTAACAAAGGATACATATTTTTTTCGATTCACTAACGAAAACACCTTTCTCCCAATAGTAGGGCAGTTCTGGATGATATCATTCATTTTACGATTCATAATTGTATAGTGAATGCGCCGTTTGCTACCATCCAATGTATATTTGAAATGAAGGAAATGAATAACTACAGATTTAAATGATTCAATTAGAAATTTATCTGGAAATTCTAAGTCTAACTTGATTTTCGGAAAACCCTGTATCATATCGTAGATAGATTCAACTACTTCATCTTCGTCTTCATTCTGTATAAATTGGTTAATATAGGTATCACGTATAACAAGTTGATTGTTTTTCTCGAAGACGGATAGATTGAATTCGCATAGAAACAACTGGTATATGACATTGGGAAGAATTGCCAATTGATTTTTCATCGCAAAATATATATTATACAAGTTACTAATTGAAAATGGAATTCCACTATACGGATTTTTAGGGGTGATTGGTTCTGAATAAAACATAGGTGAATTGCAGACCGCAGAAATAATAATTCGTGAAAGGTCTTGTAGTGTAAATAAATAGCTACAATTCGTTTCATACAATCGAAACATATTTTTCTGAGACGAGAGTATGGGAGCTAAAAACAGGTCGTTGGTAACCTTTATTTTTGAGTATCTAGATTTAATATGTTTGGCAAGAGTATTGAACGCCCAATAAGTTTTCTGGACCTTACAAAAAAAGTCTAGAAACAAGCCTCTATTTTCATCGGAGAAAAACAAATTATCAATATACGTTCTTTTCAATTCTTGAAACTTAGATTGGTCTGTAAATACAAACACAGCTTTTACAAAATCTATATGTATATTGGTTTCTATTGTATGGGTATTGAATATGTGCGACATATACGATTTGATAGTATTATTGTCAATACTATCAATACTAATATCTGGTGTGTGTTTTACATCCTTTATAAACTGCTTATGTGTTATGTAGGTGAAAGATTTCATATTATGCATGTTATGTACTATTGATTATAGTTCGAACCATTTATATCTTTTCTATATATTATGTAAATTCGGAGGTAGAAAATTGGAAATATGTAGAAAATTGATTTAAAAATTATAGATGGTTGTATAACATTAACAATATTGAAGTCATGTCTGACAATAAAGTCGTTAATGATGTTTTTACAAAGAAAATATCTGTTCCGAAACCAATTTTAAAATGGGTTGGTGGAAAAACGCAAATCATGGATACAATTATAATGGGTTTTCCGACTGAAATGAATAATTATCGGGAAGCATTTTTGGGAGGAGGTAGTGTATTACTAACATTATTATCCTATGTAAAAAATGGAACGATAAAAATACATGGTAACATATATGCGTATGATTTGAACGAGCCATTGATTCATATTTACAAAAACATTCAAACTCAACATACCGAATTATATGATAAACTTGAATATATCATTACTGAATTCAATGCTTGCGGTAATGGTGAGTTAAATCGAAAACCAAGTACGATAGAAGAAGCAATGGTATTAAAAGAAAATTATTACTATTGGATAAGAAGTGAGTATAACAAATTATGTGTAACCCATAAAAAGGGTGTTTTAGGTTCTGCGATGTTTATATTCTTAAATAAAACATGTTTCCGAGGTGTATTTAGAGTTGGACCAAACGGGTTTAATGTTCCTTACGGACATTATAAGAATCCAGAAATCATCAACAAAGAGCATTTGGCTGTAATACACGAGTTAATACAACCCGTAATATTTGACTGTTGTGATTTTAATACATCATTAACAATGGTGGAGGAAAATGATTTTGTATATCTTGACCCTCCATATGCCCCAGAAACAAATACATCATTTGTAGGATATACTGAAAAGGGGTTTAACATAGAACAACATACCAATTTATTTACACGAATACATAGTTTAACTGAAACAAATAAAAAAGTTATGTTAAGTAATGCGGATGTAAGTTTAGTGCGTGAAAACTTTACAAATGAAAACTACAATATATTGTCAATATTATGTAAACGGTCGATAAATTCCAAAAATCCAAACGCGAAAGCAAAAGAAGTGATTATTAAGAACTATTGAATCCCTACAATATAGGTGATACCAACTCACTAAAACGCATATATTGGATACCCCATGAATTCGCCAACTCTAACACTTGTTTAGTTTTGGGAGTTATATTTTCCCCAAAGTATCTTGTTTTACCGATAGTTAGTTCGTCTTCTTGATTTGCTACACAAACAATTCGTAATGGTTTTCCATATAGGTCGGGAATGTTTTGATATTTGATAAATGTACCATATACTTTTTCTCCTGCTGTTCCACTGACCCACCAATTCGATGTTTTTACTTCATACATATATTCGTCTGTCTCCCAATCCGGTTCAAATCCATTTTTACGAACCACTTTTCTAGGACTTTCGCCGCGCAATTGTAGTACATCATATACAAGTTTTTCGCCCAATAATGTGGTCCATTGTCCGTTATTCATCTGCCCTATCATGTCATTTCCCCATTTTTTTTCATTGTCTTGTGCCTCTTTTTTTTGTTGGGCGATAGTTACACCCTTTTTTTTTACAATGGTTGGTGGTTTGATTAGAGCCCATCGAATTCGCTCTTGTAAGTTCGTGTCTGTAACGTGATTGAATGGTTGTATGTGTATGTATTCTTCCTGACTACTCATTTTTTACAATATACATTGGATGCATATTGTAAAATCAATTTTTAGTTGTTATCAAGAGTGTGGTATTCGAATTACTCTTCCTTGGAGTCATCATCGGCAATGGCTAATTCATCCGCTAAGTTAGCCGACTGTGCTGTATTTACCTCACGTGATTCAAAGTCAACATTTTCAGGAACACCATTTAGATTGCCTTCCTCGTCGATTGTTTGTGTAAGAACGTTGCCACTGGATTTAGCTTGTTCTATGTTTTCCATTATAGCCTTTTTCTTGGTTTCACGCACACGTTCCTCAAACTCCTTCTTGGCGAGTTCTTCATTCTTCATTTTCTCTGAGTGTAGTGCGTTAAGTTCCTCCTCCATATGCTCTACCCGTCCAGTCTTGTACGCATCTGGGTCCCAAGGAATCCAAACACCGACGGGACCAACATAAATATCATGATTAGGGTCGCTTTCGCGTAACTTTTTACATTTCTCCTCCGCCTCGTCTTGATTTCCAAAAACACCGCGTATCTTCAGACCACGTACAGATGTCTGGAAAGCATGTTCGCGGTTAAATTGTTCGTTTAGTTTATCCTCCTGCTTATCTAAGAAATTCTTGTAATCATCCTCAATTCCACTTTTCTTTAGTTTATCCGATTCTTCCTTGACAAAATCATTGAAATCGCCGATTAACGTTTCAACATTAATGTTGTGCTTGTACGAAATAAAATGGATGAATTCAAAATATCTTTCCATAGATTTAGAGAATTCCCAGTTTTTGATGAACTGGTTGAATAGATAGACTTCGCGCTTTTCTAAGATTTTCTCGGGTGAGACGAACGACATACATGCGAACTTCTGACCTGCGATAGGCTGGTCTTCATCACATAGGTCTACATACTTTGAATTCAAAGAACCGTCGGTATTCATTTTCTTCTCGTATCCAGACATTTTAGGAATATACAAAATATACAGACGACTATTTAAGTGATTTCAACTATTATTATTAAATTATTATTAAATTAGTATATTTTTTTTGTTGTAGTATAATATAAACGAAATGTTTGACTTAAATGAGTTAGTAAAGCGTGCTATTAAGTACTTAATTGAGGGTCTCGTTGTTGCTCTTGCTGCCTTCGCTATCCCCAAGAAGCAGCTTAACGTTGAGGAGATTATTATTATTGCCCTCACTGCTGCTGCCACATTCAGCATCCTTGATGTGTTTATCCCTGCTATGGGTTCTTCTGCTCGCGGCGGTGCTGGTTTCGGTATTGGCGCTAATTTGGTGGGTGGACTTAAGATGGCTGCATAAATAAAAAAATTTTATTGAAATAAATATGTAATTCAATAAAATAGTAGGTGTAATACGCCCAAAAACAAACATGTACCATATGCAATTAAGCATCATAATATGGATTATCGTGTATTTTCATTCCACAATATTGTTTCGGCTCTTCTTTATAATCAACTGGATTGTGTATACCAGCTTCCTTAGCACATTCAAGTAGGAACTTAAAATTACTCCAGAATTCGCTTTTGTGACCTATTGATTTTGTCATTACATGTGATAATTCGTGGATAGCTACAAACGTTAATGTGCTCTCGTCAATTAAATTATCATTATCTTGCTTCTCTTTATTCAAACAGAATGCTACCTTCTCGCCCTTATTCTCACTATATGCAGTGTAACTACTTGTAGGGAGGGTTTCCATAATTTTCTTAGGATTGAAGTTAGCATGTAGCCGTTTAACATTTTCCTTGTCGGGATATTTGTTCGTTACGTAGGTAACCAATTCCTTACATTTACCAGCTATCTTTGCGAGTAAGTCGGCTGCCTTTTCTATATTTTCTCTCTCGCGTACGCAATATTTATTACCATCAACCGAAGATACAATACATGTTAATTGAAAACTTTCGTAGTTTTCGCGATATACATAATAACTCGTGCTTAATATAAACCCGATGATAAAGTAGCCTAAAACGTCTTCGCTTCTCATTATACATAATCGCGATAAAAATCTACTTCCCCTGAAATATATTGTATAACCGTAAAAAGGTTATATAATATCCTAGTAAACTGTAATCTATTTATGCCTTACCAATCTCCATAGGTTGACGGGTAGAATCACCTTCAATGGTGCTCTGGTTCCATGGACCAATATCAGCCTTGGCAATTACAGGGTCGGAACGAAGTTGAAGGTTCGCGTTTCTCATGGACTGACCGATGGTATCAAGACCAATGTGGTAACCTGCGTCAAGAAGGTCGGGCATCTTTACGCCCTCAGCATCAACATTCGTAGGGTTTAAGTTATTCCACTCGCTATTTTTATCAGTAGGTAACAAATCGGTAGGATTCGCTACGGGCTGAAGAGCATAACCAGCCTCAGTCTTACCCTCCGAAGGCTTGGGGTCTTCGGTAGCAACAGCGTCAGCATTCTCGTCTACACCATTCTCATTGGTACCATCCTCCATGGTGTCGCGTACCATCTTCATTTGTCCGTTATAGGACATTAATCCCCATATAGCGATTATAGATATAATTAATACTAACAACATCTTTGGTGAAAAAAACTTAGCAAGTCCACGTTGAATATCTTTAAACATTTTGTTTATATAAACGTCTGATAAAAAATATTCACGCTATATTGTAAAAAATCGCTAAAATATAATGATTAGTCAGAATCATTCTCGCTAATTATACTTTCAGTATCCATATCTAAATCACTCGTATCACTATCAATATCATTCAACATGTATGTATTTTTAATATTCTTTGCTTCTAAATATGAAGATAGGGCTAGTTCTTTCGCCATCCTTGCTTTTTGTCTGGCATCCCGATACATTTTATAGTATACTTCGTTGGGTTCTCTTAAAGTGAGTTTATCGTCGGTAGGTAACTCTTCTAAAGTAAATACTACTTCTTCCATTGAATTATCAGTAATCTCGGGCACGATTTCATTGATTTGTGGGGTATCATCTACAACTATCTCTGTGTGTATGTTGTCCTCATCAATAACATCTTCAATAACATCTGTAATTCCGGAATCATGGACGATAGTCTCTTTTTCTGTATTTTTTCCTAAATTATTTGTGGGGTTATCATTCTCTGGTGATAATATCTCATCGTGTTCAATAGTAGACACAATATCATTCATCGCATCGGTTACTAGTAAGGATGGATTGAGTTCATTCACATCGCTGGTAGGTGTTTCCATTTGGCTACTCGGTTCAACGTCAATATTATCAATAACCGGTTCTTGTAATGGAACATTCACTTTTGTCTGTATAACACATTTATCAAACAGTTTAAATTCCTCGGGTCGCAGGACTAAAGCTTGTTTCATTTCGATTTCTATTTGAAAACTCCTGGCAGAACATTTGATACCTTGAATTTCAAGAACATTCATAAGTTTCATATCTTCTTTAATGGTTGTAAAATCCACTACATTCTCGTCTTCATCATATATCTTGATGGATGGTTTTTCCAATGCGGTAGGTATGTTTGTTCGTATTATGTAAAATTTCCCGGATTTATAAATCTTTAATGGAGATGTAAAATAGTTTTCAATATCCGCCTTTTCCATGTTACCGTCAAACCAGGAGTCGCGATGGTTGTAAATATACTGAATACAGTGTTCTTCTAATTTTTCAAACCACTGAATAATGAACTCATCTTCATTCGTAAAAAGTAGGTCAGTATAATATTTCCTACCATGTTTTACAAACCCATTACGCGTGTTACATGTAGGAGGTTGTATATATATTGGACTGTTCTCCTTTTTGAACCGTATAAAATAATTACCACCGGAAATCAAAGTCGGCTTTGATAATATTAGGCGTGTGAAGTCAAAATCGCGTAACTTTCCATTGGTATCGTATATTTGCTCCATAATAATTTATATGTCCGGTTCTCTTTATTATAATTTTATCATTAAACATTAGTTTTACGTTTGAACTATGGGTATCATTTCTTTGACTTTTGTATTACGGAATGTATGCGAAGTTTACGGGATAGTTGTATAGAATTTTTTCAAGACGAGAACATAAAGCGAGATTTACGGGAAATAGCAAAACCAATCCTAAATACAATATACGACGAATTGAACGTGTACGTATGGATTGTATTTGTTTATAATATATTTTTGATTTTTATCATTTTAGCGAATTTGTTCTTATTGATTCGTCTATTGAGGTATTCAAATAAAGTATCTTATATAGATTAATATGTGCTTTTATACTATAATGGCATCCCACAAGACAAATAAGCGTTCATACAAAAAGCGCCCTGTTAAAAAAACAACCCAAAAAGGAGGTGATATT